AGGTTTCAAGGTCAAACCACTCTCGAATGAAGAGTTCTCACCAGTCGAGCCGCACCCTGAGCAATAATTCACGATCAAATGACTTCATAATAGGTCTAGAAGTTTTTGCAACTGCTAACAATTCATTTTGGTCATTATACATACCTACAGTAGTAGGAAATGTTCGTGGATCTTTAATAAACGACGTAAAAATCAAGTTGCCGGTTGATTCATCAAAAAATGTTGGATTGTTTGAGTAGTTAAATTCTTTGTTTCTGATACGTACAAAGTAATTTGTACTTGAAATTGTTTCTGCTGATCGAGCTTGGAAATCGCCAGCTAATCTCATAGATCTGAATAATGCAACGTGATTGTATTGATGTTGGTACGAAGAAGTTGATCCGGTCACCGGTGCAAAAGGCGCGGTTGAAGCAGAATAAAAATTCAATGTTGTATTAAATCCAACTGTAGCACTGATTGCTGCGGGATTTAATACGATAATGCCTAGACTTGGGTAAAACAATCCAAATGATCCAAACGCTGAAGACGATGCATTAATAGTTGAACCCGATATACCAGTTAAGCTTCCTGATACAACATTAAATACGTTACCTGTTTTACCGAGTAATGGATCTAATGTTTGACCTGAATCATCAATAAATGTACGAATGCCATTTGAACCGGACAATCGTAATTGCCAGTTACCAGGATCCATTGTTTCTTTTAATCTAGCACGTGCAACGTTGATAACATAAATTTGATTAGAGTCTACAGTATCAAATGTGAATTGTGTATCGCCTGGATCAAGCAACATATTTCTATATTGTGAATATACTGCTCGAGTTGATAATGTTGCGTTATCATCATCATTTAATGTTGGTGCTCCGCCGCCGTTTCGATGACCATATGCTACTGAAAATTGAATTTCAGGAATTGGTATACTACTACTAATATTTGGGTTTGTTTGATACACATCCCAATAATATTGGCCGCTTAACGACGACGATGCCTGGGCTGATGCTGTAAACGCGGAAGATAAACTTCCGGTATCGCCACTCCACAAACCCACGGTGACTTCACTAGGATTGCCAGGTACGATGTCATCAACATCAAAACGTTTAAAAATACTCATATATTAAAACTCCTTAAGTCGTCGGACGTGGCTTTACGATAACAGGAATTGTAATTGTAGCACCTGTTTGATTGCCTATGATAGTAAGTTGTGTTATAACTTGTGATGCAACGTCTTTTGGAGTTAATGTAAACTCAAGACCTTGTGATACAATAGCATTTGCGGTGCTAGAATCACCTAAGAACGCTGGTGATGTTGCATTAAAGTTTGCAGGAAGACCGGTGCCTACCAATACAGCAGCGTCAGAATCGTATAAGATTGCGGTATATCCAAATCCTGCACCGTTTAATCCTTGCGAGGTTGTTGGTCTGATTGGAATTGCGTTGGCTTGTCCTGCAGTTAATGTTACATTATCAAATCCAATTGCAATAACTGGAATTAACTTAGTTCCTCTTGGTAGAGTTACTAATTTATATCGCATAGATTGAGTTTCGTCAGGTGATGCTTCTACCACAGGCATGTTTTCAATAATACTTGCGTAAAAATTTGATCCTAATGGATGATTTGTTGTGTATAAACCATAGTCTACTTCATCATCGGATAGTGCAAATTGTGTGATTTGAAAGCCTGCGCCCTTAGAAAGCAGCTCACGACCCTTTTTCGTTAAAATTGCGTCTACAGTAATAGTAGAGTTGTCAAGATATCCCATTATTTATTACTCCTATATGTTTCCATATTTTTCTAGTTACTATGCGATGAATTGTATTCCAACTAACGTCGTAATGTAATGCTAATTGTTTTTTATAATAACGATTAACTTTATTTTGCTCAAATAACATTAAAATTTTTAAAACGTCTATTTCAGTAAGTTTTGCGTCGGGATTATTTGTTTTTCCTTGCCACGCTTTTGATTTTTTACGTTTTGTTTCTTCAGATTCAACTTTACCTTTTAAGGTTGTACTAATTTTCTTGCGAGTTTCGTCAGATAAAATTTTACCAGTTAAAGCTTTTGATAAATTATCTTTATGTTCTTGTGATCTAACTCTACCAATCATACGAGTTGACATTTTTTGTCGCGTTTCTTCTGATGGACTTCTACCCGTACCAGGAGCAACAGAATTCTTTGATATATTATAACATATAGACGTACCGCAATATTGATTTAATAATAACTGTTCTTCAGCCAACAAATCGAAAACAGCTACTTCTTTTATCACGTTAAATTCAAAATTCTGCAGTCCGTATTTATTTACAGCGAACTGTAGATGTACGTTATGGTGTTTATTATTTTTTAAATCCCACTTATGTTCTTTCCATCGAAGCGGAATATTCACAGAAGATCCGATATAAAATTTGTTATTTTTTGTGTTTTGTATCTTATATAAACCAGATTTTATGTGCGGATCTTCAAAAAATTCTGTCATATGTGGTATAGGTTATTTAGTTATCTATAAATAGTAGACATTTTAGTATTATTTAACATCTAGTCGAGGTCCAGACGAATCTGTTGATTTTTGTATTGGAGATGCGCCTGTTGTAACCACAAGAATATCACCAGCCGAAGGAATAATCTCTACTGCAGGCCCACCGTCTATTGTTGTTTGATTTGTTTGTTTACAACCCAACCATAGCCGTCTAAGAGTTCCTAACCGTGTATCTCGTCTAAATCTGTAGTGACTTTGTACATATCCAACAAAAGGCGTATATCCAAGATTTGTGTTTACTAATTCTACGTTATTATTTAGTAAGGTAACAACTTTTAAACTACGAGTATTTACTAACGTATACTTAGTTCTACGCCAATTGTTAATATCTAATGACGGTGGATTGCGACTTCTAAATGATCCACTTTGTAACGGCGTCACACATGTATACTCAATATTATTACCTTCTTCAGCTAATCCTGTTTGCATGGATTGTGTGACGTATTGACCTGCGGTATAAATACTACCAATATTCCAAATTCCAGCAGCAGTTAAACTATTTTGATTTACTCTGACTTTTGTTTTTGTGGGTACTGACACAATTCCAAGTGGTTGTGTGAAATATGTTGTAGTTCCTATACGGTCAAAATTTATGTATGGTTCAATACCAGACTCAAGTGGATTTGGTCCTACATATGGATTAATGCCAGTATCAATCCCATATCTGCCCCGTGGATTACGTCGTAACATTAATTGATTAAATATTGATTGGTCTTGTTCTCTGAGTTGTATAATACTAACTGCGTTAAATCTTCGCAATAAAAATTTTATATAATCAAGGCGTGCGGTTTCGTCATCCACATATAAAAACGTACCGTCTAAATCAGTAACGTCAGTAAATCCAGTAATTTTAGTTTGATATGAATTATATGAACCAACTACAACGGCAGTATTTTCTACAGTACCTTCATGCACAGAAAGATTTGAATCTATTTCAAATAAATCTGGAGTTTGTATAATACTATCTAGTGTATTATACGAACTTATAACAGATGTATCTAATGGTTGTGAAATTAATGTGGTATACGTATCATACGTCCCAACAATCACTGACGGTTGAGATGTTACAGGAATAGCTTCAAGTGTAGGAGTTACATCATTATTAAATGTACCAAGACCTGTTACTTCTAATGGCTTCCATTGGATTTTATTACGTTCTAAGATATGTGATTCTATTACAATGCCTGATAGTAATTTTGCTCGAGCAGGTATAAGTTCCTTTGCTTGTTGAAACATTGGTTGTAACAAATTATCTACAAAATCCACAAACGAGTTATAATTGTAACTATATGCATAGTTACTCCAATATAACTTATTTAATTCGTCTAATGTTGTATATCTACGGTCATACATTGACGACGGATCGCCGATATAATCTTGAATATCTATATTACCAATAGATCTAATAATGTTATCATTAATAGCTTCTGTTATAGAAAAGAAGAATCCAACTACATTGTTTGGTTGTGTAGAACTTTGTTTTTGTTCTATGGTTACCATACTCTTTTTAGGCGATAACACAGGTACGTTATTAACGCCAGTAGATCTATGTACCGCTTTGTCTACAATAGTAATTTTGTTGCTTACGTATTGACTTCCACCGGCGTTTGGTGCAAATCGTAATACGTTTCTGGTTACAACTTCCATACTATTAGGGTACGATGGTTCGTTTGGAAATCCAAAAGCTGAGAACTGTAGTAATTGTGGTGCTATTCCTGGAAGACGTACTAACGGAGATTCGTTTAATAAAAATCTATTAAGTATAATAGGCGATCCTAAATTATTAGGCTTGTTAAAACTAAGTCTAACTAACAAGTTATCTCGCGCAGAACTGATTAAATTACCGTTATATAATCCTGGATATTTGGTATGTAGTTCTACCATAGCAGGAGTTAATACTTCAGACCATAATCTGAATTCATCTACTTGACCCACAAATCCAGTATTAAATGGTATAGTACCGCTCATACCTAATATTATATTAGAACCTGTTGCCCAACTCATACCCACGGAACCCGTGGTTATTGATGATCTAATAATATCACCGTCATCATCAGCTTGTTGCACGGACATAGTAACGCTACCGTTAATATTATTAATTGTAGTGTTGTAAAATGTACCGTCATAAATAGGAAATGCTGATGATAATACACTTACAACAGAACCAGTGACGTAGGCGATACGACCAATATTATTTGATATTGGTATTAATTGAATTGACCAGTTTTGATTATCGTGAACAATTGTTGTACGTGTAGGGTTTGTTGTCGCAAATCGTACTTGTAATGTCTGTGGGGTTCCTGGCAATACAGAACTAGTAAATGGCATTACTACGTACGATCCGTTTCGTAAATTTACCGCATTGGTTTGTTCTTCAATTAATTCGTATGATTGAGTTGCAAAAAACGTAGGAGTTGCAGTTTCTCTGATTTGAATTGTACTAGGTAAAACACCGTATGAATTTAACAATCCGCGTAATGCTGACTTTGTGCCTTTTGACTTAGTTAAATAAATATGATTGTGTAAAAATCGTTTCCATGTTTCTGCTGCAACTTGCTTGTATACTTTTGCTGACGGTATTCCAATTTCACCAATAGTATATTCTACTAATTTCTTAACCGCATATTCATTTGGTAAATCAATACCAAACGCTGCAGCAACGTTCCAGATCATATCTTCTGATAATCCTGATGCTGGATCACTTGATCTATCATAGATACTAGGCATACCATCTGCGTATGATTTTAAGATATCAAAATGATGGCCAATTAAGTCAACAAATTTAATAAAATCACTAGAACGTACATCATTAATTAAGTAATCCGGTAGATTATTTGCAAGTCTGTTTGAATTTTGTACATCGTATTCAGCCGCAATATATTCAATAGCATCTAACCATGCGACATATCCTAAACCTTGATCTTCTAATCCTGGTAATACTTGATCGTTAACTATTACGGAATACAAATCTGCATTACTGGCAGATGCTACGGATATAAGCGATCCATTAATTTTTGGCCATGTAACATCGCCTAAGTAATAAAATGTATCTAATTCATCATTTGAAAACGATGAAGAATATGCACTACCACTACCGTAATACAAGAATCGTTCAAATCCATCAAACGATCTAATTAATTCAAATCGTTGTTCGCCAATGCGATTAACTGCGGGGTATGCGTGTGCAGATGTAAAGCCAGCTAATCCAGTATTTACAGATGCAATAGAAGAAGATTGTTGTTGAATAATAGAATTATAATTTTCAATTGTAACTAATTTTTCTTTAAATGCTTGTACACGTTCGTATACTGAACTATAAAACGCGAAATTGGAGAAATCAGAATAATCAATGTTTAATTCAGCACCTTCTAACGATGTAACAAACCATTCTTCTAAGATAGGATCGGATGGTTTAATCACATCAAAAGATCCCGTAGTCAACAACGACTGTAGTGTGACATTGTTGACTTCATTACCGCTTAATGATCGAACGTTAATATCTCGATTTGGCGGTCTAAGATATACTTTTAATCCTTCACCAGGAATAAATACCACAAACAACTGATCCATCATAGTTGGTGATAATTCTCTATCAATCCATAGTTCGGTTAACGTATCAATGTCATTTGGTAGTGGACTGTACGACTTTACCAGTATAGTACGACCACTTTGATCTTCAGGATCAAATTGCCAATTTACTATAGGTAATTGATAGTCTTGACCAAAATTTAATAGAGTTTTACCTACTCTATCTTCATCAAAGTAATTATCAATTTTATCTTTTATTAATTTACGGCTAGTATTAATTAATGCATCAACCAAAGATATAGGAATTGGTTTTATATTAAGTTCTGAATTAACTAAGATTTGTTCTGTGTCAAACACAGGGATAGCGGGAAATACCGTCAGATTGATTTTAAATGTACTTTGTGTGGGTTGTGGAGGAAGAAACACACCCATTCGAATCTGAATGTACTGTTGGCTGTTATGCGCCTGTGGCGACTGAGCCGCCGTTAGTCGTGAAGATGTAGGTATTGCTGTGCGTGGATTTAACGATACTTGTTTAGGAGGCACGATTAAATATACACCGGGCACGGCAAATCTAGATCTGTCGTATACACCGTCTGGTATTGGTCTATCTAATCCAATGTCATCTCTGGTTAACGTTGGATCTGACCATATCAAAGTTCCGTCGTCAGCAGTCCACAACGTAGATTCTACCGGAACTCTATTGTCTGATTTAAACTGAGCAATCTCAGCCGTGGAATATTGGATTACCATATTATCCTAGTTCAGTTATAGAGTTTATCACTCTAAACATAGAAGAAACTTCGACGCCTTTAAATCCAAATGGAGTTGTTCTAGGCTTGGTATTTATTCCTGAAATCCTATAATTATACGCTTTTTCCCATTCAGCTAATGGTATATTTGTAGGAGGCATATTTACTGTTGCTATTAATTCAGCAATACCTGTGTTTATGGCAGTTACTTGTGCGTTGCTAGTACCATTTGAACTGACTACATCAATAACATTTTGAGTTGAAATATTCCATGTTATAGAATTCAAACCAAATATTAACTCCGTAGAATTTAAATTTGTAGGTTCGATGTTATCAGGTCCAATCCACGCTTTTAATTTAACTGCGACTGATTCACCGCGAACCATATTCATTCTCGGAGGAACTATTTGAAAGTATAAACGTTGTATGTTTGGATCTATTATTGGAGTAATAATAATATCTGTTTCTGGAAACGTGTTATCTGTTGTCAACGGCGGTAAATTTTTTGTTACATATGCCGGACCTGATACGTTTACCGGTGTAACAAAAAATTTAAATTCATCTTGAAATTGTTTTTGTAATAATTTACTTTGTTCTTTTGCATATGATTCTATAAACGTAAAAAATACAGTTGTTTGTCCTTGTGGACCTAAATCAAATGTAGTAGGC